CGGAACCAGCCAATCAGGCCAGAACTGTCCGAGAGCAAGTAGCCAAGGACTATGTTTCAAAAGCCTCCTATTCAGAAGATGTGAAAGGCTTAAATCGTCGCTTTGAGAATCTGCAGATTGGTGGGCGCAACTACATCCGTCATTATGATTTTGATGGTCTGTTACCCCTCTCGTCTAATGTATCAGAATGGAAGTTTGAACGGGTACCGGATACGAATGCCAAAAGTGGATACTATCTCAAAGCTACTTGTACCAAAGCAGGGAATGGTGGCTTTCATAAGCCCATTTTTGATTTAAGGGGGGCTGAATGGCAAGGGAAGAAAATGGTCTATTCGGCCGACATGAAAGCGAGTCGGTCGGTAGTTGTTCGGTTTGGTTTTGAGACAGGTGGTGTTTCGACCGTGACACTTCAAACTGAATGGCATCGGTTTGTTCACTCTTTTACCGTTAAGTTT